CTTCGGCTGTTTGTAGATTGACTGCCAGGTTGAAATTACGAAAGGTTTGTTTGATTCTTTTTCTTCACCAGACATTATCTTATGAGTCATTCCCTTCGGTAGACCATAATCTTCAAAGTCTGAAGCCATCTGATGAACGAGAGATGTTGTTGGAACGATTACCAGAGTCTTTGTTTGATACCAACAAGCAAGAAGGTAAATTATGAATGACTTACCAGAACCAGTCGGAGACAGTAGAACGCCTCTACGTTTTCTTACTGCATGCACGAACGCATCAATCTGATAGTCTCTAGGCTGATGTTTCGGTTGTAGTTTCTCTATGAATTGTTTTGCTTCAATGAGAGAGAACTCTGTATCCGAGAACGGACCTTCGTATTCTATCTCGTAATTTCTGCTCTTGCAGAACTGCTCTAGATGATGATTCAAGCCTGCGTAAAGCAATGAAACAAGCGGATTGAAGAGTCTAATCTTTCCGTCCCAGACTTTGTTTCTGAAAGATGGCATAAACTTAGCGCCAGGTACTTCAAACGTGAAATGGTCCGCTAACTCCATGGCTAACCCGGAGTCGCAGACTATTTTGTTGTATACTTCGTCGTAACGTGTCACTCTTATAATATCAGTCATCAACCACCCATTGTAAACTTCGTAAACTCAATAGCGTTCTTGATTATATAGCCTCTGGTTTGAAACGACTTGATGATGGACTCTAGGAATTCTATCTTCTCTTGCTGCATACCAATCTTCAGCGAAAGATCGATTATGTCCTGGTCGCCTTCCATGTATAGAGGAATATCAGCCTTCAGGATCAATCCTCTCGCGGGCATGCGCCAGCCTTTTTCTTTCGTATCTTCGGTTGGACCCTGAGTGTAAAACTCATGCTTCTCGAGTTTCAATTTCTTCATATCAGACTCGAGTTTTCTAAGGATCATTTTTTCGCCGACGTAGATAGAATAGTACTTGTGGTGGAGCTTGGGAATCTTTAGGCTCTCATCAGCAAGTTCTGTTCTATCAATAACGCTGTCTTTTTCCCAAGAAGCAAAAACGTCTTCAAACTTCATCATTACACCTTGCTATATCAAAGCTTTATATTACTATAGAAGGTGACAAAAGTCAAGCAATAACTTTAGAAATTTCGTATTTTGTGTACTTGAAAGATGCCGAAGCTTCTACGTAAGCAACGTCTTCATTCGTTGTATTCATTTCGAACCCTGATAATCCGGTCGGGAAACAATCTTCAAAAACAATTTCGTAGTTGGGTCTTTTTGCGCTTGACAGAATAGTCAAAGAAATTTCAGACGTTGTAGATTCACCGGTGATTTTTGATTTTGCAACCAAATTTGCATACGCGCTGTAAGATTGTTGACCAACCGCTCTTATCCAGTTATCGATTTCGAGATAGTTTTGCATATCTTCATCAACTCTGAATGTGATAGAAAGATCTCCGAACTCCAAGTGATCGCCAAACTGAGGAATGCGAATCAGAGGAGTTGGAATGTTAAATGCCGGCAATGTAAGCTCTGGCAGTGTAACTTTCTGCACGAAAAAATTGATAGTTGGCGCTCTCTTCATAATGAACTTGAAATTGAGAGGGCTCAAAAAATTCTTGTTTGTGGGCGTATTATCAACTGCTGACATATGGTTTACCTATTCTGAATGTTTCAATAGTTTCCATTCGTTATCACCTACTTTTCGGTGAATCTCGTGGTTTAGAATCTTACCTTGTTTTGTTATAGCTACAGTCATAGTATGTTTTTGAGCAGCGTTTGCCATCACAACATTTCTGACGGAAGATTTAGGATCGTCACGTTTGTGAGGTCTGACATAAATTTTGTGCTCGTGACTGTCAACATATGTTTTGTAATCGGGATGACTCGCAATAGATTTCATCTGACGTTTGTTAAAAATTTCACCAGGTGAAGAATAAGATTCGTTGATAAACTGTTTGAATGAAAGCATTGTCAATTCCCTTTCAAATATTTATATAAAAAAAGGGGAGCCGAAGCTCCCCTTTCTAGTCTGCGGCTTGAAACCGTCTTCTGGGTCTCAGATTTCAACTGACTGAGATTCTTTTGTATTTAGTTGTTTGTTTTTTCTAAACTCTTCCCAGCGTTTTTTTGCCGCTGCAGATACTGATTGTTTTCTCTTAGAATCCGCAGACCATTGGTCTTTCATGCGTTCAGAATTGGCTATTTTCCATTCTTCAGTATGCGGTTTCTTTTTGATACCTCTTAGAGCAGCTTTATGCTCTTCAGTCATACCACCTCGTTCTGCAAACTTTTTCTTTTTGGCTTCTGATATTTTTTTCGCTGTTTCTAAAGAACAGGGTCCGGTTGATTTGCCTTTTTTCTTATGAGAGATTTTTTCACCTATTGATTTGTTTTTCAATGGATGTTTGTGCCAAGGATCTTTCGACGACAATGAAAGGTTATAATAACGAACTTTGATTTCTTCTGGTTTGATCATATCAAAGTAACGTTGTTCTTCAAGATACATCTGATCTCTAGAGAGATTAGTTTTTATCACTCTTCTTCTGAAATCTTGCGGTCTTCTGCGATAAGCGTCTCTCATCCATTTAGAAGAACAGATGTAACCGTCTGTTTCATCGCCCCAGTGACAACCAACGTAATATTTTTTGGTTTTAACGTCAAACCAAATGTAAACGAACCCATGTTTTTCTTGCATAAAAAAATACCCCTAAGATTTCTCCTAGGGGTATTTAGTCTAGATTTTTGAGGTTTTAGTAAATAACCTCAAAAAAAGCGCGTCCTACATCAGGTTATTTACGATAACGCGACGATAGTAGAGGTTGCTGTTGAATGTCAGAGCGCCTGAACCAACTGTTAGACCCTGGGCGAATGGATTTGCTACCATGCCGTAACGAGTCTTGAAGCCGATCTTTGGCTGGAAGGTTGACTGGTCAACAGCGCGGACCATCTGTAGAGGAACGTATGGGCAGTAGAACAGACCAGCGTCGAAAGCAGAAGAACCTTTATAACCGATCGTGATATAGTTGCCACCGATTGCATATGGATCGATGTAAACCTTTAGACGACCATTAAGAACACCAGCAAAAGTATTGCCTGTGTCATCAACGTTGAGGTTGTTTGAGTTGAGGGCAGGAGCGTAGTCAAGAACACCAGCCATCTGTAGAGCCGAAGCAACGTCGGACGAGCAGATAACGATGTTACCCTTACCACGACGAGTTGTACGAGCGATAGCATTAGCTTCACGTTCCAGCTGGAACATTAGACCCTTGAACTTTTCGACTGACCAACGACCGTTTGAGTCGGTATCAAGGTCGAAAATACCAGCAGTTGTAGTATTGTCCTGAGCGCCAGTTACAGCAGTGATATTGATCGTACGAACAACTTCACGGTTGATTTCAGCCATGATTTCAGCTGAAAGGATGTTAGCAAGTTCTGTTTCAGCATCAAGACCATGAATAGCCTTCAGATCCTGAGCCAGTTCCATTGTGTACTCAGCCTTCAGGGCACGTGACTTCGCAGTTACAGTTACCTTCTCGATTGAGAAACCCATCTGAGCGAATGCAGTGTTACCGTCAGTTCCAAGTACTTCAGCCTGAGCTGTTGACATACCTGTGCCGGTGTTATAACCGTTAACAGCTGACATGATTGAAGTGTTTGTGTCACCTGGAATTGTACCAACAAACTTCTGACCGAACGAGTTAGCGCCCGAAGTTACAGATGTGAATGACGAGTCAACTTCGTTGTAGAAAGTTTCTGAACCAAGTCTCGTGTTACCGATTGCAGATGTGTTACCAAGAGCAGCAGAGTTGCCGTACTTCGAACGCATTGCGAAGATAAGTCCTGTTGGACCTGTCATTGGCTGAGTACCAGCAATGTCATAAGCAATCAGGTTTGGCATCGCACGACGAACCAGTGAGATAAGTACTGGGTCGAATGTGTCGATTGGACCAGCGCCAGCAGTTGAGCTAGATGCTCCAATACCGTTGAATGCGCCACCTGAAGTTGTTTCAGTAAGAGTTTGATATTGACCGTGAACGGCGGATTCGCGAAGAGCGCGCTCTGTGTTTTCTAGAAGAACTGCAGTTACCGAACGACGGTGAGCATCGCGGATTGTTGGCAGTTCTGAGTGCTCTAGAATCGGAGCCCACTTCTTTTGGATTTCTTCCTGTAGAAACATTTTAGTTATTCCCTTTCTTTAGGTTTTTTTTATTTATAAAAGATTACTTCTTGACGGTTCTTGAGATTGCTTGTACGTACTTGTTAACCTGAGGATCAACATTTACGGTTTTCTCGCCGATTTCGCCTTCGAACGTTTCTTCCTCGATATTCGAAGACTGAGGCTTCGTTGCTGGGAAATAGTTTTCCTTTACAACCGAAAGTTTCTTCTTGTAAACATCGAGGTTGCCGTCAAAGCTGACTCCCTCGGCAAGTGAAAGAAACTTTTCGGACTGAGTTAGAGTGAGACCTTCCGCGATTTCATCGACAGTTTCCTGTCTCGCCGATTCCAGAATAGCAACTTTTAGCTCAGCATTTTCATTGATTGTCTCATCGAGAGCAGCTTCTAGTCTTTCAATCTTAGCAGCTAGTTCTTCAACAACATTGATCTTTTCTTCTGGCATATCAATGTAATGCTCAGCAAATAGGTTCTTCAGACCACCAATGAATTCTTCCATGATTTCGTTACGTAGCGCCGATTCAATCGCCACTTCGTTTTCCTGCATCCAGTTTTCAACAACGTAATCAAGGTATGTGTTTAGGTTATTTTCGACACCTTCAACGATAGAAGTAACTTCTTCTTCTAATCGAGTTTCGTACTCTTCCTCAAGGCGCGTAATTTCAATCACAGCACGCGCATTAACTGCAGCTTCGAATAGAGTTGAAGCTTTATCTTTAAACTCTTCTGAAAGATCTTCACCATCAAACATTTCTTCAACGTCTTCTTTAACGTCAATTTTTGGCATAGGGTCGCGAGTCTTAGGACCTTTACCAGTAGTCATATCGATACTTGATGCGTTAGAGTCAGCCGAAGCGCCAGCTGGTAGCGAGCTTGCTTCCTTACCGATAAGAGCCATGGCTTGTGTATACCACTTTGTCAAATCGTCCTTACGCATAGAATGCATTGCGCCGATTACTGAAGTGATAGCTTCAATCTTCGACTTTGGATCTGAACCGGCTGAACGAGATCCTGCCTTCAGAGTTTCTGAGGCAATTGATTCGTCTAGCTCATACATTTCTTGTTCTTCTGCAGAAAGAGCATCGTATTCTTCTTTTGTTATGCTACCTTTCATCATTTCTTGATGTTTTGTAGCTTTGATCTTCTTTCTAAAAGCTTTACGTCTATCTCTATTATCCGCAGCGTTGGTAGTACCCACGTCAGAATTCGTTCTGGTTTGGGTCATATGTTTAGGATAATCCCATTTACCTTCGCCGATTTGTTCGATATTTTCTTCAGACATTAAAGGTCTCCCTTCCAATTTGTTTAGTTTATTTATATTAGATTTGTTTTTGACGAGAGAGACTTTAGGAAGCTCTCATAGATACCGAACTTACCTTGCTCGATCTCATCCATACGCATTTTCTTCATTTCTTTACGTGTTTCATATAGTTTCTCTTGATACCAAGATTCTGTAGATGCATCATAAACCCACTCAGCTCCTTCCATTACACCCTTAACGAATGCGTTAGGAGCAGAAGGATCAGCTACAATATCAGCAGCTGTGGCAAGATGAAAATCATCCTGTACTTCCATAATACCTTGCTTGTTCGGCTTCAGAGAACCAAGACCACGAGAAGAAACGCCAAGATTAGCACCAGACTTCAGCAGACCCTTAGCAATATTACCCATTGGTGTATCTATAAGTCTAGCTTTACCAATGAAATTTGAACCATCACGCTTTAGTTCTGTAATCATATGAGAAACGCGATCAAGATTAATCTGAGGTCCGGCTGGGTGACCGAGCTCGCCATAAGCTCTTTTCTGATTGATATTGTTCTCGATGTATTTATTGACTGCGGTTTCTAAAACAGGTAGGCTGTAAATACGACCATTGCGGTTAGGAGTATCAGCTTGCATGAAGATACCATGGATGTAATGGTCTTTAGAACCATCTTCCTTGGCTTCTGAGAGGTATTCGACCTCTTCGGTTAGTTCTGTAATAAGTTTCATTTTAGCCTCTATACGCCGAAGATGTAGCAAATACAGCAACGTTAGCAGCAATGGTGTCGGTTGGAGTTTTTGCGACCCAAATATACTGATTTGCTGGTAAAGTGAATGTACCGATGGTTCCGCCGCTGTTAGCAACTGTGATTACGGCAGCTGATGTTGCGCTAATAAAAACAATTTGAGAGCCGTTGATGGTGTTAGCTGTAGTCAGTGATATCTGACTTGCTGTTGGCTTAATGATATTCATACGTTTCTTCCTGTATTTACGTCAACCGAGTAATTCGGGAATGTGTTTCTTGGAGCGCCAGTCATATCGATACCACCATCAACAGGTGCTGTTTGCTCGTCTTCTTCTTTGTCTTTTGAATGATCGCCGTATACCATGTAATCGTGAACTGCGGATACATGATCCTTAGCAACTGCTATCTTTGCTTGCACCCATGGTTCAATAATCTGTTCGTCGCCAAGCTGCATAGCAAGATGAAGTGCTTTATTCGCAAGAGCACGCAGTTGCGTTTTTGCCATTTCAGCGGATTCATCGCCGTCTGAACCGCCAAGTAGAGGAACTGCTAGGTCTTCACCTAATTGTTCTTTGGCTTTTTTCATCAAGTGATTTACTGCTTCGTCTTTAGATTTATGTTTCATAACCATAGTAGTGCCAGTGGGCGGCGACTCAATTGATTTCGGCGTTTTAAATCTACGAGATTCAGCTGAACCATCTCTGTGTTTGATTACCGCGCCTATAAATTTGTTTTTGTGTATTACGCGCGTAAAAATTTCAGGATGTCTGTCGTAAAGTTCTTTGCTTATTTCATCAATTTGCTCGATTTCGGTGGAGCCAACTCCGTGTAGAGCTCCCGAATTAAAACCCTCTATTTCTTCTCCAAGGTGTGGAGTTACAGTAAACTTGTGAGTCTTACCGAGAGTTCCGGTTCTAGCCTTTGATCTAACATGAACTGTTTTACCGTCGTTCTTTGTTACCATACCGTAACCTTTGTCACCTGTGCCATGCTGATAGAAGTCAGTGTGCATACCAACATCCATACCCTTCGCCATGTCTGGGTGCATCTTACCCTTGGCGCCATATTCGCGATGGTTTACTTCATCCAGATGTTCGACTTCTTCGTTAGTCTTTTTTGACTTTTCTCGGTGCATGCTGTAATAAGCACCAAGAGCCATACGCTGACGTTCTTCGCCTGACTTACCAGCGAACTTTGGGTCTTTTGACTTGCGGAAATCATGGATTATGTCGCCAGCTGAAGTATTTTTTGTGAGAACTTCTTTGAGAGTCTTTTTTGACTTAGAACAACTAGCCATTTCATGAACTGGACAGTATGTACCTTCTTCAGTCATATTACATTTTGCAGCTTCATTAGCTTCGTGCTTTATCGTGTATTGTTTGCCGGACTTATCTTTAGCTACAGAATAACCTTTACCAACAAACTTTACGGTGGCTTTGGATTTGAAATCTGGATTGTTTTTGCTAGGAGAAACGTCGACCTCATCGCCAACCTTCTTAGCTTCATTTACACTTTCTGAATCTTTGATATTCTTACGACCATGCTTCGTTTCTTTAGCAAGAGCAGGCTTGATGTTCGTAGCCTGATACAACTCATCGGTATTACCAACGCGATCTGAATGCTTCTCAGTCTTGTGCAGTTTTACGAATTCTTGTTCGTTCGGAGCCTTCGGTTCGTAATCAACACCAGGATCCTTACCAGTTGAACCTGGTACGACTTTGGAGGCTTTTACGCCGTTTAAGATATCTTTAAGCGTCTTCGCCATCTTCCTGGTCCTCTACTTCTTCTGTTTCTAGTTCTTCTTCAGTTTCATAATCGTCAGAAGGGTTTACGAACATGTTCATTGCCATTTGTTGTTTCTTACCTTCAATCGCCGAAGCAACCCTATCCTGAAGAATAGCCTTGAAAGCGTCTTCAAAATCGATAGGCTTCTGAATTGAACTGAACTTGATAAGATCTGCTACCCGAGCTTCAATTTCCGTCATGTCTATAATCCTTATTTATTTCTTGATAATATTTGCACTGCTGATCTATATTTAGATTCATCCTGTATAGAACGTTTATCTTTTTTACTTAACAGATTAACCGTTGCTTCGGCTTCTCTTATTTTTTTAGCTTGCGCATCATCTTCGGGTGGTGACTCTTCTTCATCAGGAGGTTGTTCGCTCCCATCAGATATTTGATCGCCCATTCCATCCATAGGAGAAGGAGGATTCCAGCGAGGATCATCCTGCTCTTCTTCAATTTGCTTGTCTTGTTCTTCAATATCATCATCTGACTGCTGAAGGATATTTTTACGTGCCCACTCGTGCGAGTAGTACTTACCAAGTAGACCACCCTGATCCATAGTCATCATGAGCTGAGCTCGATTCTGAACCACTTCGGAATTCTTCAGCTCGGTGAAGTAGTTGTCTTTAGCGAAATCGAATCGAATATCCGGAGCAATATTCTGCCAATCCTCGATCGACATAATACCTTTCAGAACCAGCTGCTTTTCTAACAGTGAAGTGAATAGTGTGCTGAAACGACCGCGAAGTCTTGAAATGAACTTAGAGAACTTCAGTTCGTCTCTTGTAACTTCTGTTGCTCTACCAAGAGAGAACAGAGCATCAGAATTTAGGCGATTCACAGGCACGTTTAGAGTTTGATACATCTTTTTCTGGAAGTAAAGAACATCATCCATCTGACCGAGCGTTTGACCGCCTGGTAGTGTAGTTACTTCCGTACCACGTCCGCCTTCTCTACGAGGCAGCCAGTAGTCTTCAAGCATCGTCATGAACTTTCTGTCGTCGCGAACTTCACCAGTTGCGCCGTCGTAAATCAAACGATTTTTGTGCTTGACCATAATGTCGCGAACATACTGCTCAGCCTTCATCTTAGGCAAGTTACCAACATCGATATACCAGATACGACGCTCAGGAGCGCGCGCGAGGCGGTAAATGACTAGAGCATCTTCGAGAGTGCGAAGCTGATTTAGTGCTTTGATTGTTTTGTGAAGATATGAGAGAACCATTGTTCCCTGAGTGTCAGACAATCCGGATGTAATATACACAACCGAGTCTTTGGCGATCTTCATACCAGTTGTTGAAGGACCAACTACCTTATTACCGTAGTTGAAACCCTTGTCGTTGAAGATGAAGTATTCGTTTTGAACTTTTGGAACGACAGCCTCATGACCGTCTCCACCAGGAACTT